TGGGTGATTTGCTTGAGACTATTGCTGAAATGGATGATTTGACAAAAAAGGGAATTAGTACAGCAATCATTCCAAAAACAATTGGAGATGATGAACCAATTACATTGGATGACATTTTGAATTTATGGGATGGCATTCGTGAAACACCGGGGCGGATTATGATAATATCATCTAACCATTATGACGATTTGGATACAGCATTGAAGCGCCCAGGTCGTATTGACATTACATTGGAACTATCTTATGCCAGCAGACAAATAATTGCGGAAATGTATAAACACTTGTTTGAAATAGATATTGACCCTGTTATATTAGAGCAAGTAAATGATAATTTCTATTCACCAGCTGAAATAATTAATATTTATATGAATGAGGAGCAGGATAAGGAGCGGTTTGTAAAACGATTACAGATGAATGAGCATGTATAATTCCACCTTTGAAAAGGTGGAGCCAAACTAATTATTTTATATTATTATTTACACATTTGCGCATTTTAAATGCGCATGGCAACGTTATTTTTCTTCTTGTCATTGTATAATATATTATGACAAAAATAATCTAAAAAAAGAATCCAGTCTTCTTTGTTTTCTTTACCCTCTTGCGTTTAGATTTAGTCTTTTGTTTACTAGATGATGGCTCTTTCTGTTTCTCTTTATCATCCTTTTTATCATCCTTTTTATCATCATTTTTATCATCCTTTTCATCGTCTCCGTTCATCTTAGTATCAGTTGGTCTGTATCGCAAAAACCAAGAATCATATTCAGGCTTACCCTTTTTGTTCTTAAGCTCCTTAAATTTTTCCGCTTTTTCAGCACGCATATCCTCTACCGTCTCCTGATGACCCATACAATTTATTGAAAAACGTCGCAATACACCCTTTTGCGACAATCTGTTTTTCTCTTGAACCTCAAACAAATATTTGGACATACATAATATGCGATTCTTATCATAATATGGTCTATTCGCATATAAAAACGCCAAATAAAAACTCAACATAGTGTCAATTGTAGCTACTTTGACATCGTAACCAGACTCCTTAATTATGTTGTAACTATGACACGCAAGAGGTTCATAGATAAACGCAATTGTATCGACTCCAACACGTATTTCATAATGCGTCGCAATAATTTCACCAATTGCTGGGCGCTTAATAATTTTCACCTTCTTGACACCAATATCATGGAGACGTTCTGTAACAATCTGAGCAGTCACAGTTGGTTCCTCAGATAACACATCAAAATCGGGAATTTTCAACAATTGACGGCGCAAATGATGTGGCATATGTTGAGCATATATGGACAGCGCATATCCACCAAAAAAAACAACACCTTGGTCCACCAATGTTTGTTGAACACTATCGTAAATTTTATTCACATTTTCATTTTCACCCATTTTACGCTGGAAATCAATATGTTTACACTCTGCTGTACTTAATGGATAATGCTTGTTAAGAAGAATTAATCGTTTCAATACTTTCTCCCAACGCGACACATCACCCGCCGGGCGCGAAAGCTCTAAATACATTCCCATACGCAGCAAATTTGGCGGCGCATAAAGTATACCAGATATTCGAATTGATTCATTTTTAATAGCATTAAATAGCTCCTTTGGTAATAATGTAATATCGGCTACAGGTATAAAATTCACAAATACTTTGAATGTGCCGTAATGTTGTCCTGATTTTGCTTCAACCTCAATGAATCCTTCCTTGACATAAATATCTGTTAGTTCTTTTGCGTCATTCAAAGCATTTGCGCTGTAAAAGTCGTAATCCGGAATTTCAACATCCTTATTGTAAAACTGGTCTTGTTTTGGTAATATGTTATTTATTGCCGTTCCACCATAACAAATTAACTTTTTATTGCGAATAAAGTTTTCAACAATGGTAATGATTCGTTTAATTTCCGGTGAATTTGCTGTTTTTCGCCCCTGTCGTTCTTCGGCTTTGTCCACTGCACTACGAAGAATTGCTAATTCACAGTCTTCGAACTTCATGGTTTTATCACAAATTTCTTTTTTCATTATATATAATAGTCTTAATATATAATGATAATAATTATTTTGTAAAATAAAATATTGTATAAAATATTGTATAAAATATTGTATAAAATAATGCGTCTAAATTAAATATTATAGATTAAATATTAAAACTGAAGTAATCAGAACTAACTGTGCGTGGAGCATAAGACAATGCTGGGTCTTGTGGCGGTGGTGCTGGAACAGTCACTGGTGTATATCGTAAGGCCAAAGGCTTCAAAACAAACGCACTATTATTTTCATCAAAGAATGCTTCATTTTCCTCAATATTTGAATCAATATATGAATAACGCATTGCCAACATTTGACACCCTGTCTCTCGTAAAACAATGGAACTAGGATTACTTGGATTTGAACCAGGATTTGGAATACCAATTGTCATACATAACCTATTGTATTGTATTAACTCATTTATATCTGAATTATATTTAATATCATTGAATGTTAGTTCTCTCATAAATAATGAATTACTTGTCATATTTACATACTCGTAGAATTCTGGGCACTCTAAAAATGACAAATTGCTTCTGTCTATAATAATTGAAATTTTACCCATTAATGCGGACAATGGTGTCGCACCATAATTGGTTATAGCGTTATTTTTCATATTTTCAAAACTATACGATTTACCCATCAATATATCTGAATATTTTTCAAAAATCTTCGCAAAATTCTTATACATCTTTTGATTTTCGCTCTTGATGCGCAAGTGGAAAATAATTGGGTCAGCTGGGTTTGGCGCACCAGAAGATGAAAACGCATTATTCACTACAGCCGCCATAATATCGCTAAATTTAATGTAATTAAATGTCTCTTTTATACAATAATTGTCGGAAGTGCTTGTTGCGACTACTGGGTGGTCATCAATTGAGTAAATCTCAAAATCCAAACCTCTTGTACCTTGCTTTAATATGTCTGTTAATGTACACATGGATACATAATCATTTGTGTAATTGCCACCGCTACAACAATTGTAAGCCGTTTTAATATAATAATCTCTGAAATTGTGTTTAAATTTAGGTTGAGTAGTATTTATAGAGATAATATTTGTATTTAGGTCACCATAAACACCGTCCATTAGCTGGCAATTTCGTGTAAGCATATTATCAGCCATGTTTACATATATTGTAATGCCAATTATTAATCCAAGTACGCCACCAATAATTGCGCCCATTTTGTCCATTAATCCTTGACCTAAAACACTAAACATTATTGTCATTATAATTATGAGTGCTATACCACCAAAATTGCCTGTTCCAGTATAATAAAAATAATAGAGAAAAGCAATAACTATTATTGATAGTGTTAGCATTGTTAATAATGTAATTGACGTGGCTTCTGACATATCTTTCATCCCTTTCATAGCATTTTGTATATTTTGTTGTGAACTGGCTACTATATCTGTTGTATTTGTTGTATTTGTTATATTTGAAGTTCCTGACATCTTTTATATATTACTCTATAAATATATTTTTTTAAAAATGTAATAAAATATTATAAAAATAAAATATTATAAAAATAAAATATTATAAAAATAAAATATTATAAGCAAAATATAAATATAAACTAATAATTAGTTAAAAAAATAATATGATACTATTATAACAACTAAAATGCCAGGAGGACTTATGAATCTAGTATCAATTGGACAGCAAAATATTATTCTAAATGGAAACCCATCAAAAACATTTTTTAAATCTACTTATGCGCAATATACAAATTTTGGACTACAAAAGTTCCGTGTTGACTTTGATGGCTCTAAAACACTTCGTCTATCTGAGCCGTCTACATTTACATTCAAAGTTCCAAGATATGCTGACTTGCTCATGGATTGCTACTTAACTATAGCAATGCCCAATATTTGGAGTCCAATTATGCCGCCACAAACGGTTGCTCAATCTGATGGCACTACTACATATAGTGATTGGGTGCCATATGATTTCAAATGGATTGATAATTTAGGAGCCAAAATGATTTTAAAGGTAAGCATTGTTTGTGGCAACTATACACTCCAGGAGTATTCTGGCGACTATTTGTTGGCAGCTGTTCAGCGCGACTTTACTGGTGTTAAAAAAGATTTATTTGGTGAAATGTCTGGAAATACACCTGAAATGAATAATCCTGGTAATTCCGGTTCACGTGTTAACTCGTATCCAAACGCATTTTATACACCTGATTTAGCTGGTCCTGAACCGTCAATTCGCGGGCGCATTTTATATGTTCCTCTAAATAGTTGGTTCGGACTCAAGTCACAAATGGCATTTCCATTAACCTCATTACAATACAATGAACTACAAATTGTTGTAACACTTAGACCTATTAGTGAACTATTTCAAATTCGTGATGTATTTGATACGACATATAATTATCCATATATTGCGCCTAATTTTAATTCATGGTATATGCAGTTCTATCGCTTCTTACAACCGCCACCCGATATTGAACTAGGAATAACATCCTATACCGATACTAGAACCTTATGGAATGCCGATGTTCATTTGAACTGTACATATTGTTTCTTATCCAATGAAGAAGAGAGACTATTTGCGCTGGAAGAACAAAAGTATTTAATTAAACAAGTAAGAGAACAGCGTTTTTTCAACGTTACTGGTCCAAATAAAGTATCGCTTGATTCAATTGGCATGATATCAAATTGGCTATTCTATTTTCAAAGAAGTGATGTTAATTTAAGAAATGAATGGTCTAATTACACAAATTGGCCGTATAACTATATGCCTCTTGATGTGGTACAAGCGTCGTCTGGTGGCGATTTCCTTATTTATAGAACAGATGCCAGTGGCAATCAAATTCCATTTTATATTGGACCCGGCGTTAATCCAAGTGGAAATTTAACGGGTCTATTAATTACTTCAAATTATTCGCCTGAAAATGACAAGATGATATTGGTCGCAATGGGTGTTTTGTTAGATGGGTCTTACAGAGAGAATATTCAAGCAGCGGGTATATATAATTATATTGAAAAATACACCAGAACTACTGGTAATGCGCCTCCAGGTCTCTATTGCTACAATTTTAGTATTAATTCGAATCTTTCAGATTTACAACCATCGGGCGCAATGAATATGAACCGATTTAGTAATATAGAGTTGGAATTTACGACAATTATACCACCACTAGACCCTCTAGCCCAAAGTTTGGCAATTTGCGACCCACAAACAGGCGAAGTTATTGCGGTTAATAAACCAACATGGCGCATCTATGATTACAATTTTAATCTAACATTGTTTGAAGAGCGCATTAATATTGTCAACTTTATTGGCGGCAACGTGGGTCTGATGTATGCGACATAATTTCAAGACAATAATAAACTTTCTTTTAATTATTTTAATTTATACAATGGATATAAATTAAAATACAATTAAAATACAATTAAAATACAATTAATATAAAGATATAATTAATATTATAGATTATGAGTTTTGACAATCAATTGTTAGAAAAATACAATGTAAAATTATATAGTGCGGAATATACAACATATGATATAATTAATGATTTTCTAAAAAATAATCAAAATGAACAACCTTTTTATATTATTGATATAGGAGAAATTATTAAATTATATGAGAAATGGATTTCTATCTTTCCAAATATTAAGCCATATTATGCTGTAAAATGTAATCCGAATCCAGTATTATTAGATGTTTTGGCTTGCTTAGGAACTTATTTTGATTGCGCGTCTGAAAATGAATTGAAATCTGTCATTGAACTAACAAATGACCCTAATAGAATTATATTTGCGAACCCTTGTAAGATGTCTTCGCAGATTAAATATGCCAGAGCAAATGATGTAGATATGATGACGTTTGATTGCGAAGAGGAATTATATAAAATCAGATTATACCATCCCTATGCTAAATTAATATTAAGATTAGCAGTTGATGACAGTCAAAGTTTATGTAAATTTAACAGTAAATTTGGCTGTAAAATAGAAAATATTGAAAAACTAATTAATCTAATGAATGTGTTACAATTAAAACTAATTGGGTTTAGTTTTCATGTAGGCAGTGGTTGTAAAAGCGTTGACAGTTATTACAACGCTATTAAAACTTGTAAATGTGCCTACGATTTAGCAATGAAAAATAACATAAATATAACTATTATAGATATTGGTGGAGGTTTTCCTGGAATTTATACAGAAAATAGTATAAATATTGAAGAAATATCTGAAAAGATAAATCAAGCACAACATGATTTTTTTAGTAAAGAAATTGAAGAAGATAAAATACAATTTATTGCTGAACCGGGACGTTATTTTGTTGAAAAATCTCATACACTAGTATTGAATGTAATTGGTAAAAAACGTGAAACATATATTAATGAAAAAACGCAAGAAACAGAAGAAATTGTTATTTATTATTTAAATGATGGTGTATATGGATCATTTAATTGTATTTATTTTGACCATAAAAAACCAATTGTATTACCTTTTAATGAACGAAATGAAAACAAATTATATAAAAGCAAAATATTTGGGCCAACATGTGACAGTATTGATTTAATTACAAATGAAATTATGTTGCCTGAATTGGCAATTGGTGAATGGGTTTATGTTGAGAATTTT